TTTACTACTAGTGGTTGTTCTTTTATTATTGGTAAGGACAGAGATGATAAGATTAAAATTGAAAAGTTAAAACCTATTATGGAAGAGAGTAAGATTGATTGTGATTCTAAAAATTTACAACAATTAGAAATTACAAAATGCGAAATGGAAGCAAGACTATTGGAGATACAATATTAAATCTTACACAGTAAGATAGAAAGGCAAACATGGAAGACGGAAATCTAAGATTATATGTTCTTAAAATATTACTCACAAAAAAGAACTTTCTTAGAATTAGAAATATTATTACTGATAACTTTTTCTCGAATGGAGTAAGAGATATCTACAGAGCAATCTGTCAAATCTATGATGACAATCCTGACCTACAAGAAATTAGTTATGAGGATTTACGAATTAGTTTTTTTGAAACTTACTTCGCCAATCAAAGTCCTAATGCTCAGTTCAATATAAAGAACATCATTACACGACTAGAACAATCAGCACCCATGTCGGATAGTATCGTAGAAAATGCTATCAAGAGTATGTACAAAATGGCTAAGGCTGATGAGATGTCTAAACTTTGTATTGAGTTAGGAAACAATCCTAGTAAACATTCTTTCCAAGAAATCAAAAGATTCCTCAATGAAATAGATGAGGATAACTTTGAAGAAAAGGAAAGTACTTTAGTTACGACTGACTTTGATGAGATACTCGCAGTCAATGAACACAATGGAGAGTTTACATTTAATTTAAATGAACTCCAAAACTGTACAGGGGGGATTGGTCGAGGTAACTTTATGGTTGTCTTTGCTAGACCTGAAACAGGAAAGACTGCCTTTTGGGTTAGCTTAGTTGCTAAGCAAGGTGGTTTTGCATGGCAAGGATATAACTGTCATAATTTTATTAATGAAGAACCTGCGAAGCGTACACAGATGAGGATGCTCAATGCCTGTAGTGATGTCAATAGAAAAGGTTTACTGAATGGTAGTCGCAGTGTAGCTATGGAACAGTGGAATCAAATCAAAGATAGAATCTTTACTCATGACAAAGTAGATATGACTATGGAAACTTTAGATACTTACTGTAAAGATAATGAGGTAGATATCTTAATCATTGACCAATTAGATAAGGTTAGTGTTTCAGGTAAACACGATTCTTCTCATGAAAAATTAAGAGAGATATATAGACAGGCAAGAGAATTAGCTAAGCGACATAACTGTTTAGTGATTGGAATGTCTCAGGCATCAGCTGACGGCCACAATAAAGCGGCATTAAGTTTTGATGTTATGGAAAATTCCAAGACAGGAAAGGCCGCTGAAGCAGATTTAATTGTAGGTATTGGTAAGAATGATGTGGAAGAAACAGATGTGGATGAAGGACAAAGAAGAACAATTTCTATTCCAAAGAATAAATTATCAGGTTGGCATCCTATATTTCATGTTCACATTATCCCTTCCTTATCACAATACAAATCAATTTTAGATTAGAAAGGATACATCAATGATTTCTGTATTAGACGTAGAAACAACATTCACGAAAGACGGTGACCCTACACCCTTTAATCCTGATAATAGATTAGTAAGCGTAGGTATTAACAAAGAATATTTTTTCTTCTATCATAAAGATATGAAAGACATGAAAAAAATTCAAGAGAATAAAAAAATTATTCAAAGTATGCTTGATGAAACTGTTCTTGTAGTAGGACATAACTTGAAGTTTGATATGTCATGGATGTATGAGTTTGGTTTCAAGTATGACGGAAAGTTATATGATACTATGTTAGCAGAATATGTTATTAACAGAGGGGCAAAAGATAAATCTCTTTCTTTAAAAGAATCTTGTAAGAGAAGAAACCTAAGTATGAAGTATGACATTCTAGAAGAGTATACAGGTAATGGCTATGGGGTAGATGAGATTCCTTTAGAAAAATTAGAAGAGTATGGTAAGCAAGACGTAGCAATCACTCGACAGTTATATCTTACACAAGTAAGATTATTTAATCTGCCAGGAAATAAATCACTTAAACCTACCAGAGATTTAATGAATGATTTTCTACGTGTCTTAATTGATATGGAATGTAATGGTAATTATATTGACTTAGAAGAATTAAACAAAGTGGAAAAGGAATTGACGGAAGAATACTATCAATTAAAAAATAAGATTGGTAAGATTATTCAACAAGTTATGGGAGATACAAAAATTAATCTATCATCTACTGAAGATTTATCTAAGGTTATTTATTCGAGAAAGGTTCATGATAAGGATACTTGGTCTAATCTCTTTAACATTGGGATTGATAAGAGAACAAAGAAACCTAAGAAAAGACCAATGATGACAGACAAAGAGTTTGAACATCTTGTACTCAAACATACCGAGCCTTTATATAAAACGATTGCTCAACAGTGTGGAATGTGTAGTGGTGTGGGGTATATCAGAAAGAAGAATAAAGACGGTAGGCCTTCTAAAATGTTAAACATCTGCCCTAAATGTAAAAAGGAAGGAATGTTATTTATCGATACTGAAGCAAAAGCTGGATTTAATCACCGAGCAAGACAAGTCTATGAGGTTTCTCAAGGGGGATTTAAAACTGACAAAGATACTTTAAATAAAATTAGTCTTGTTGCCGAAGGTTCACTCAAAGAATTTGTTGATAGTATTATTCGATATAGTGCTGTTGAAACTTATCTTAATACTTTTGTTACCGGAATCAGAGACAATGTACGAGGTGACAAAATACTTCATCCTTCTTTTAATCAGCATATGACAGTCACAGGTCGACTATCTTCTTCTAGACCTAATTTCCAAAACATGCCGAGGGGTGATAAGTTTCCTGTGAAGAGAGTTATTAAATCTAGATTTGACAATGGTGAAATACTAGAGGTAGACTTTTCACAGTTAGAATTTCGTACTGCTGTTTTCTTAGCCCAAGATAAACAAGGTATGAAAGATATTCAAGACGGTGTTGATGTTCACCAATATACAGCTGATGTGATTGGTTGCTCACGACAAGATGCAAAGGCTCATACATTCAAACCTCTGTATGGGGGAATGATGGGTAAGAAAAAAGAAAAGGAGTACTATGAAAAATTTCTAGAAAAATATAAAGACATTGCTAATTGGCACTTGGACTTACAAGAAAGGGCATACAAAACTAACATTGTAAGATTGCCTAGTGGTCGAGAGTATTACTTTCCAAATGTTTATAAAAGACCCAATAGATATAATGGTAGTTATACTTACTCCAACGCCACAAACATTAAGAACTATCCTGTCCAAGGATTTGCCACCGCTGATATTGTTCCTATAGCATGTATTAATGTTTGGGAATTACTAAGAGATAGGAATATGAAAAGCCTTATCATTAATACTGTCCACGATTCTGTCATCCTAGATATGCACCCTGACGAAATACAGGATGTAGTTGACATTGTGAAGACAGGATTTAAGAATGTAAAGGATTCTGTTCTTATTAGATATAACTGTGAACTCAATGTTCCTTTAGACTTTGAAATAAAAAAAGGTGTGAATTGGCTTGACTTATCCACAGTTATATGATATAATAATAAATATGATAAGAGGTAAACTTAAATGACTAATGACTTAATAAATGAAATAGATAATTTATCCAACGATAAGTTGATGTCGATGTTGGGGCAAGATGCTGATACAGGTGGCTCGACTCTTGGTAGATTATCAATCAATTACGCATCAGAAGACGATGACGGTAATTTAATAAAACGAGGATTGTTTAAAGTGGAAACAAAAGAAAATACAGTATACGCTGAGAAAGTTTCTTTTAGACCGTTCTTAAATACATTCCAATATAAAAAATATGATGGGGATAATGAGGAAAATACTTATAAATCTGTTATGTTTACGAGTTGGAGTGACGCTAAACCTGATACGAATGGTACAGATTCCTGTGGCAGTGTACCCAAAGCCTTACGTGATGACCTAGACCCTGTTGCTAAAATAGAACAAGAAAAGGTTACTTGTTTTAGAAACGTCTTTGGTATTGTAAGTATTCAAGGGAAGACTTCCAAAGGTGAAGAAGTAACACTGGATAATGAACCTGTTGTTTACAGAGCAAGAGGTGTAAACTTTATGCCTATTGGTGACCAATTAAAAAGTCTATCCAAAAGAAATAAAATTATGTACAATACTGTATTAGAATTTTATGGAACTGAAAAAAAGAGTATGGGTAAGGATAGTCCACCTTTCTTTATAGCAAAAATAAAAGACTCTAATAAAGATGTACAATTCTCTGATGAAGACAAGTCAATTCTTAAAGACTTCCTTGACTATGTGAAGAATGAGAATGATTATGTAAAGGGTGAGTATGACAAAGCCTTGAAAGAAAAACACAAAGCGGCTATTTCACCTGATGATTTGGATGACGAAGCTATCCTACAGGAAATGTCAGCTTGACCTTTCTCGAAGAACTAAAATCATTTTTGGCACAGGCTCAGAACGGGCCTGTCGCCATACCAGAAAATATACTCAAAGAGTTTAAAGAAGACTGTGGAAAGGCAGTCGAAAAACAATTTACAGGAAAGAGAGAAACAGAATTTAGAATTAGAATGTCTAACATTGGCAAACCTTTATGTCAATTACAAATGGAAAAGAAACATTTTGGTGATGAATCATTAAAGAATTTTGAAAACTATAATCACAAATTACGTAATTTATTTGGTGATATATTAGAAGCAGTAGTTGTAATGCTATTGAAAACAGTAAAGGCAAACATCCAAGGACTTCAAGGTGATGTTAAACTTGATACAGAATACTTTGATATCAAAGGTACATATGATATTATTATTGATGACAAAGTTTATGATATTAAAAGTGCATCACCCTTTGCCTTTGAAAAAAAGTTTGGGGAACATGGCGGTGGATTTGATAAGTTCGTAGAAGGTGATGTCTTCGGATACCTATCCCAAGGGTATCTGTATTCGGAAGCCACCGCCAAACCTTTCGGTGGTTGGATTGTCGTTAATAAATCTACAGGTGAATTATTGTTAAGCAGTCCACCCGAAGAAGATGAACAATATCGTAAACAAGCTATGGATACTGTTCAAAAAAATATCAAAGCCTTGATGAAGGATGAGCCTTTCGAAAGATGCTTTGAACTAATAGAAGAAAGTTTCTATCAAAAGAAAACTGGTAATAAAGTTTTAGGTACTGTCTGTTCTTTCTGTCAATATAAACATAAATGTTGGGGTGATAATCTTCAATACTTGCCCCAACAACAGTCTAAATCTAAAAATCCTAAATACTTTTGGTATGCTGAGATAAATAATCCAAAGGAGAATACCCATGAAGAAAGTGCCAGTTGACGATAGCAGTGTTGTTATTGTAATCAAACCCTACGGTGATAATAGATTTGCCTGTGGATTACATTCTAACTATGAACAAGATACAGAGGATAAAGTCATGTGCTA